TCCGAAAAGGGTCTTTGTCAGGCACAGGTAGTCAGAGTAGCATCGAGGGTAAAACTGTAAAACCATTTAATATTCAGGATTTAGATATGAGTAAGGCAGAAGATCGTCAGAAGTATGCAGAGTATCGTAAAATTCGAGATTCAAAACCTACTCAAATTAATTTAACAAATAACAAATAAAGGTAAATAAAATGGCAAACGAAAGCACAAGTTCTACACTCTCGGAATTATATACTGAGATCGTAGCAGAAGCATTATTCGTAGCAAGTGAACAATCAATTATGAGACCACTTGTAAAGAACTATGCAATACAAGGTGGTGGAAAGTCAGTTGAAGTTCCTATCTATGGAGTAGTTTCTGCTTCAGCAGTATCAGAAGCAACTGATTTATCTAACACAGCAATCAATCCAACTTCTGTGACTATCACAGCATCAGAAAATGGAATTATGACAACTCTTACAGATTTAGCAAGAAACTCAGCACCAAGAAATGTTGCTGGAGATATTGGTAGATTATTTGGAGAAGCGATTGCAAAAAAAATAGATAAAGACTTAACAGCATTATTTGATGGCTTTAGTACAGCAGTTGGTGGCGATTCAACAGCTTTAACTTCAGCTATTATATTTCAAGCGATTGCAAATGTAAGAAATGCTGGAGTATCTATGGATGGTGTCTCAGCTGTAATTCATCCAATGGTAGCTTATGACTTAAAAGCTAATTTGACTAATACTTTTGCAAATGCAAATGGTAATGATGTATCAAATGAAGCATTAAGAAATGGCTTTGTTGGAAGATTAGGTGGAGTTCCAATCTATGAAACAACTAACATCGATCACACAGGTACAGGTGGAGACTACAAACAAGGTGTATTCCACAGAGACGCATTAGCATTAGCTATGATGCAAGACCTTAAAATCGAAACTCAAAGAGATGCTTCTCTTAGAGCAGATGAGATTGTTGCAACAGCAGTATATGGTGTCGGAGAACTTAACGATACTTATGGTGTTGAAGTACACTCTGATTCTTCAATCCAATAATAATTGGATACTTTGTGAGGGTGGGCAACTGCCCTCACATCTAAATTAGGAGATTTTATGAATATAGAATTAACAAATGGAAAAAAAACAATAACAAGACCAAAAGATCAATACGAAGCAAATAAAAAACATTTTGAAATGAGAGGTTTTGCTCCTGTTGATGAAGTAAAAAAAGAAATTAAAAAAGCGACAGTAAAAGACATTTCTGATAAAGTAGTTGAACTTAAACCCAAGAAAAAAAAAACGAGGAAAAAGAAATGAACAATTTAAGAAGATATTGGAAACTTGTAAAAAAGAATAAAAAAGTCACTATGGGTGCAATCATAGTTATTGCAGTATTATTAACTTGGATATTCTAATATGGCTAATTACACAGGTGCAAATGTTATAACTGCTGATGATGTCACTAAGTATCAACCTGATGCTTTTGGTTTTGGCATAGCTTCAACTGATACAGAAGCAGTAAATTTTTTTGCACAAACAACAAATGATATTCTAAGACAGCTTAGAGTAGAGTGGTGGCAAACTTACAAAACAAATGTATTTACAGATATTACAGTATTAAATACTGCTGAGATGGTAGATACAAAAGTAAATTTAGATCAGTTTGAGAGGGCTGGTGTATATTTATTTTTGGGTAGATTTCTTTGCCCAGCATTAACTAAGTTTAGACCTGAAACTGAAAAAGATAGATTTGAAAGAATGGGCGAGTTCTATATGTCAGAGTACAATAAAGAATGGAGAACAATCTTAGAAGATGGTGTTGAGTACGATGAGACAGGAGATGGCACTATACAAGTTAATGAGAGAGAGCCTTTACATGGATTTAGAAGATTGACTAGATAATGGCTATCAATCTTAATATCAAAACAAATCAAAAAGAGATTGCTAGAAAATTTAAACAATTCCAATCAAAGATACCAAGAGCAATAGATAAAGGTTTATTACAAGCTGGATTTCAGTTAGTTGATATAATTAGAACTAAGACAGCTAAAGGTATTGATGTCGAAGATGTGCCTTTTAAACCTTATTCTCCAAGCTATTTAAAAAGATTACAAAGAGAGGGTAAAAAAACAAATGTTGATTTATTTTATTCAGGAAGAATGTTAGGTGCATTGACACCAAGTAGATCAGTAAAAAAAACAGGAAATAACAAAGTTTCTGTTGCATTTACTAATTCTCAAATGATGCAAAGAGCATTATTTAATCAAGTTTTAAATAGCCCTGAAAGAAAATTTTTTGGCTTTAATGATAGAACAGAAAAGATTATAAGTAAGCAATTCAACAGATTTGTTGAAAAAGAATTAAGTAGAGTAAAACTATGAGTGTAAGAGAAAATATAGCATCAAATTTATTATCAACTATTTCAGGTATATCTAGCCCAGCAATAAAGAAAGCTACAAGACAACCTTTTATTTTAGACGAGTTATCAGATAAACAATATCCAGCAGTAATAGTTCAAACATCTGAAGAAACTAGAGAAGATGCTGAGATAGGAAGTGGTGCAAAAACAAGAATAGGCACTATAGATTTTGTAATATTAGGATTTGTTAAAGGTGCAGAAGCTAATATTGATACTAAAAGAAACGAATTAATTACAGCTATTGAAACAGAGTTAGAATCTGATATTACAAGAAGTGGCAACGCACTTGATACAGAAGTGACAAGTGTAGAAACAGACGAGGGTACATTGTTTCCTATTGGTGGTATAAGAATGGTTGTTAGATGTACTTATGAGTTCCAAGCTGGAACACCATAAACAAGGAGAAGATATGGCTAGTAAAGATAAAATTATTGATAAGATAGAAAAGAAAATAGATAGTATTGAGAAATTGCATGACAAAGAATCAATGTTATGTGAAGAAGTGAAAGACTTACTTGCTGATCTGAGAGACCAAGAGGAAGATGAGAAGTGGGAAGATGACTCAGGAGATGACTTTGATGAAGATATGGATGACGAAGATATTGACGATGAAGAAGAAAACTAATATAAACAAATTAATTATAGGAGAATAAAATGGCAGTACATCATGGAAAAGAGGGCGAAGTAGTAGTAGGTGGGTCAGCAGTTGGCGAACTTACATCTTTCACTCTTGAAACAACAGGAGATGTTGTTGAATCTACACAAATGTCAGATGGTGCTAAAAGTTTCATAGCTGGTAGAACATCTTTTTCAGGAACTTTAGAAATGCACTTTGACGAAGCTGATAGTGTTCAAACACAATTAACAGCTGGTGCAAGTGTGACTTTTAAATTATTACCTGAGGGAAGTTCAACAGGAGACAGAAAATTCGAGGGTGCTGGTATAATTACAGGTATGTCTGTATCACAGCCTTTAGATGGTATTGTTTCTAGAAGTGTGACTTTTCAAGGAACTGATGCTTTGACAATAGGAACTGAATAATAATTTATGTCAATTATTGACAGAGCCAAATTACATTTTGAGGGTATAGGTATTCAATCTATCGAAGTTCCTGAATGGAAAGACGATGATGGAAAACCTACTGTAATTTATTGGAATCCAATAAACCTATTTGAAAAAAATAAACTTTTCCAAAGATCAGACAATCTATCAGATGTCAGTATTCTAGCTGATATAGTTATCTTAAAAGCTTTAGACAAAGATGGTAAAAAAGTTTTTAAATTAGATAGCAAAATGGATTTGATGACCAAAGTTGATTCTGACGTTTTATCTAGGATAGCGACAGCTATGGTAAATGTGATCTCTCCTGAAGAAGTAAAAAAAAACTAAAATTTACACCTGAATTAAAAAATTTACTTATAGTTGCTGATAGGCTAAAAATAACTTTATCTGAACTTTTAAAAATGGAAGTTTGGGAGTATAACCATTGGGTTGGTTATCTATTTGATGAAGTTGAAAGCCAACAAGAAGCTATGAATAAAACAAGGAAATAATGGCACAAAACCTTAAAATAAATATACTTGCAAAGGATAAAACTAAACAAGCCTTTAATGGTATTAAAGGTAGATTACAAAAACTTAAAGATTCTGTAATTTCTGTCAAAGGTGCAATAGTTGGTGTAGGTGCTGGTCTTGTAATAAAATCATTTGTTAATGTAGGTAAATCAGTTGAAGATTTACAAGTAAGATTAAAACAACTATTTGGTAGTACACAAGAGGGAGCAAAAGCTTTCCAAGTGATGACAGACTTTGCATCACAAGTACCTTTCTCATTAGAACAAATACAAAACGCATCAGGAAATTTAGCTGTTGTTTCAGGTAATGCTGAAAGATTATCAAAGATATTAGAGATTACAGGTAATGTTGCATCGGTCACAGGATTAGATTTTCAAACAACTGCTGAACAAATACAAAGAGCATTTGCTGGTGGTATAGCTTCAGCAGATATATTTAGAGAAAAAGGTGTAAGAGATTTATTAGGTTTTAAAGCTGGAGCAACAGTATCAGCAGAAGAAACAATCAAAGCATTTGAAAAAGTATTTGGTAAAGGTGGTAAGTTTGGAACAGCTACAGATGAACTTGCAAACACATTTACAGGTACACTTTCTATGTTATCAGATAGTGTATTTAAGTTTCAAAAGAGAGTAGCTGATAAAGATTTTTTTGCATCACTTAAAAAAGAATTTAAAGATTTAGATGGTTTTATAAAAGAAAACGAAGCTACATTTAACGATATTGCAGATGCTATTGGTGGTGCTTTAGCTGGTGCAGTTAAATTATTATCAGGTGCGATTAAAGGAATAGCAATAGGTGTAGATGCTGTCACTACAGCATATGAATTTTTAATACAAACACTAAACAAATTACCATTAGTTAATATTAAATTAATTACAAAAGAACAAAGACAGCTTCAAAGAGAATTAGAAAAATATGAAGATACTATAATGAGAATAGCAAGATTGAGAGATGAAGAATTAAAAGCAAGTATAAAAACATCATTAGCATCTAAAAAAACAAAAGAAGAAACACAAAAAACATTTAACATATTTGAATCACATCATAAATTAGTAAAAGCTGTAGAAGATTCTGAAAAAAGAAGAACTGACAGATTAATTGGTGCAAATAGAAATATTTTTGAGGAACAAAGAAATTTAGTTGTAAAAGTAAAAGAAGAATTAGGCACAAGAGAACAAGTTTTAGAAAACATTGAAAAACAAAATAAAGAATTTAGTATTTCACAAGAAATTACAGATATTGTGAACAGAAGTGTAAAAGGTGTATCAAGAGGTTTAGCTGAAGCTGTTGTATTAGGTAAAAGTTTAAATATGTCAATGAAAGAATTAGCACAAAGTCTTTTAGTAGATATTGTTGCAAAAACAATAGAAAGAATTGCTTTGATGGGTATTGAAAAAATACTAAGCGAAACTTTATTTAAGAAAGAAGCAGAAAGAGATAATATGATTAGAAAACAAAATACTAATCTTAAAAGACAAATTGCTTTACAAATGATTTTGAGTGCTATGGGTGGTGGTAGTGGTGGTGGTAGTGGTTTAAAACTATTTGCTTCAGGTGGTGCTGTTAGAAAAGGACAGCCAACTATTGTAGGAGAAAGAGGTGCAGAAATGTTTATACCAAACTCATCAGGTCAAATAGTTCAACACGCAAGAGGTCAAGGTAGTGGTGGGGTAAATGTGAACTTTACAATTAACACAATAGATTCAAGAGGATTTAGTGATGCTTTACAAGAGAACAGAGGTACGATAACAGGAATAATCAACAATGCTTTAGCAGAAAAAGGAAGAAGTGAGTTAGTATAATGAGTGGTGCATTTCCAATATCAACATCTAAATTTGAAACACTTGGTATTAAGTCTGTTCAAAATACAATTATATCAAAATCAATCTCAGGTAAAAAACTTTCAAGACAGGTAGATAATCAAAGATTTGGTTTTACAGCTAGAATAATTACAGCAAAGAGATCAGATGTTTATGGAGAACTGATGGCTTTTATAATGAAGCAAAGATCAGGTAAAGAAAACTTTACAATTATCCCACCTGAAATAGAAGATGCTAGAGGTAATGTTAGTGGTACTGTTCTTGTAAATGGTGTTCACGCAGTTGGAGACACTACAATAGATATTGATGGCATGACAGGAACATTAAAAGCTGGAGACTTTGTAAAATTTGCATCACATAATAAAGTTTATATGGTAGTTGCAGACGCAACAGCCGATGGGTCAAATGAAGCAACGATTACAATAGAGCCACCTTTAATAACAGCTTTGACAAATGATTCTGTTGTCACTTACGATAATGTACCTTTTACTGTTCATCTAATTAACGATATTCAAGAATTTGGTACTGTAGGTGCAGATAAAGATGGTAATGTACTATATCAATTTGAGTTAGATGTTGAAGAAACTCTTTAATGAAAAAATACAAAATTACACACTTAATTAGTGCAGACTTTGAAGCTACAGCTATTGTCAATGAAGATGAGATTGACGATAAAACTAACGATTTAAAAGCTTATCAAAAACCTGATAGCAAATTTAATTTTACCATGTTAAAAGGTACAGAAACCATAACTAGAACATATTACGAGGAACATGGCACGAACACTAACGACAGCAGTAAAAAACGAGTTATTAACAGGCGAGATTAGACCAATACACCTTATAGAAATAGGATTTTCAACTCCTGTATATATAACTGATTGTGGCTTTGATTTAACTTCCTCAATATCAGGTACAAGTAGAACTTACACAGCTTCTCCATTTTTAGTGGGTGGCTCATCATTTGAAGAACAAACAGATATTACAAAAACATCATTAAGCTTATCTTTATCAGGTGCAGATCAAACATTTATATCTACAGTTTTAAATGAGAATGTTGTTAATGATACTGTTGAAATATACAGAGGACTATTAAATTCAAGCAACTCTATAATTGCTGACCCAATATTATTATACTCAGGAAACATAGACACATTTGAAATAGCTGAATCTGACACTCAATCAAATGTAAAATTAATTATTGTATCTCATTGGGCAGACTTTGATAAGAAGTCAGGTAGAAAAACAAACAATGCTTCTCAACAAAGATTTTTTAGTTCAGATGTTGGTATGGATTATGCTAGTGAAACTGTACTAGATATTAAGTGGGGTAGAAAATGACAACTTTTAACGAAGTTATTGGCTTGTATTATAATTTTGATAAATACAAAAAAAATACATATGATGAGTTATATCATCATATTTTACCATCTATAAATCTAAACCAATATAAAATATTTAAAGATGAACAAGGTATTTATGGTTTTGTGAATTGGGCTTATCTCAGCAAAGATGTAGAAAATGATTACATAAGAACATCTAAAATTTATAACGATGAATGGAAAAGTGGTAATCTTTTATGGTTATATGATATTATTATAATCAGAAAGAGCAAAGAGGTTATGTCATGGGTATATAACTATTTTAAAAAATTATTAAAAACAAATGAATCTATATCTTGGTTGCGTTTAGATAATAACGATAAGGTATATAGAGTTGGTAAAAAATTTAAAAGGGGGTTTCATAAATAATGGGTGGCTCGGTTAAAAAAATAATTAAACCTATTGTAAAAGTAGTTAATATCTTTAGTGGTAATTTTAATCCATTTGTAGCTTTAGGTGTAATGGCTATTGGTTGGTTGTTTGCAAGATCAATGAAACCTGATGTGCCTGACTTTGGTACAAATGATTTTGAAGAAACTGAAAGAGGTATATTAGTAAATAAACAATCTAACAATGCTTGTGTTCCTGTCATTTATGGAGAAAGATTAGTTGGTGGTACAAGAGTATTTATAGAAACTTCAGGAACAGATAATACTTATTTATATGTTGCTTTAGTTCTTGCAGAGGGAGAGGTAAATTCAATAGAACAAATTAGGGTAGATGATAAAGTAGTCACATTTGATGGTGCATTAACTCATGGCACAGTAAGAGAAGTAGCAAGTAGTGATAGCAATTTTTATAAAGACTCAACAAGTCATATTCAGATACAAGCTTTTATGGGAACAGATGACCAAGTAGCATCTAGTGTTTTAACACCTTTATCATCATGGGGAAGCAATCATAGATTAAGAGGTATTTGTTATTTAGCTTTAAGGTTTAAATGGAATCAAGATGTATTTGGTGGAATACCTGTAGTACAAGCGAAAGTAAAAGGTAAAAAGATTGTCACATTAGCATCTAACTTATCAGAGCAAACAGCATCTTTTTCTACAAATCCAGCTTTTTGTTTATTAGATTATTTAAGAAACGAAAGATATGGAAAAGGAATTGCTACATCAAGTTTAGATTTACAAAGTTTTTATGATGCTTCACAAGTTTGCGTCACACAGGTCACACCATTTTCAGGTGGTAGTGATATTAATTTATTTGATTGTAATGCTGTTGTAGATACATCAAAAAAAGTATTAGACAATGTAAGAGATATTGTAAAAGGCATGAGAGGTTATCTTCCTTATGTTCAAGGTAAATATAAATTAGTAATTGAGACAACAGGTACAGCTTCAGTATCTTTAACAGAAGATGATATTATTGGTGGATATGCTTTAGCTTCTCCTACAAAAAATTCTAAATATAACAGAGTTATTGCTTCATTTATAAATCCTGACAGAAACTATCAAGTAGATGAAATTCAATTTCCACCTATTGATGACTCAGGATTAGCAAGTGCAGATCAACACGCAACAATGAAAACAGCAGATGGTGGATTTTTATTAGAGGGTAGATTTGATTTTAGAACTATTACTTCTCCATATCAAGCAGAGGAGATGGCTGAGATTATATTAAGACGTAGCAGAGAAGCAATCGGTCTTAGTATAAACTGTGGATTTAAAGCTTATGAATTACACATAGGAGATATTGTAAATGTCACTTTATCTAGTTTAGGTTTTTCAAGTAAATCTTTTAGAGTCTTATCTATGACATTTAGAGAAGATTATACTATTGATCTTAACTTGGTGGAATATCAAGCATCACATTATACGTTTGCAACAAAAGGTCAGGTAGCAAGTACACCAACAACTACTTTACCAAATCCATTTACTATACAACCACCAGCATCACTTACACTCTCTGATGAACTTATAGAGTATGCTGATGGAGTTGTTTTAACAAGATTGAATATATTAGTTGGTGCAAGTACAGACCAATTTGTTCAGTATTATCAAGTAGAAGCTAAGAAATCTACTGAGTCAGATTTTAAAATAATATCAAGTGGTACTCAGTTAAATCACGAATTTATAAATGTTGTTGATGATATTACTTATGACGTAAGGGTAAAAGCAATCAATACTTTCAACGTATCATCTAGTTATATTTCAGCATCAAGAAAAATTGTTGGAGCAACAGATATACCAAGTGATATAGATGATTTGTCAGTATCAATGGTTGGCTCAAATCAAATGGAGTTATCTTGGACACCTGTCACAGATTTAGATATTTCATGGTATGAAGTAAGATACCAAGATGTTCAAAGTGGTGCTACATGGAATGATAGTACACCACTTGCAAAAGTAGTTAGAAGAAAATCAAACTCTTTAGTAGTAAATGCACAAACAGGTAGCTTCTTAATAAAAGCTGTTGATAAACTAGGAAATGCAAGTGCAGAAGCTTCTATTGTGACTACTAATATTTCAGGATTACAACAATTTAAAAACATATTAACTGTGAGTGAATAATGGCAGATTTTTTAGGAACAAGAGATAGTAATGTTGCTTTATCAGAAGATAATGCTGGTAGAAAAGTATTGATTTTAGATACTATTACACAGTTTGATGACACAAATGGAAACTTTGAATCAGCAGAGGGAGTGTTTGATCTTGGTGGAACAGACTCTACTTCTAATCCAACTAATTTTAATTCAAATATACAATCATCAGGATTTTACACATTTGCTAATACCATAAGCTTAGATGCAGTTTATGATGTAAATTTAGGTGTTGTTATTGGTATGACATCAGAAGATGAGTATGATTTATTTGATTCAGGTAGAGGTGCAACTTTATTTGAAGATGCTAAAGCACCTTTTGATGGTAGCCCTGAAGTACAGGCTGGAGCAGAGATACAGGTAGGAGCAAGTGACACAAGTTTAGCAAGTATTACAAGCTTTCAAAAAATATCACAGCAAAGCACAATAAAAGGTAGATATTTTAAATTTAGATGTAAGATAACCAGCGATAATAATAAGGTTAGAGCAAAAGTTCATACTCTACAATACAAGGTAAATTTTGAAGTAAGAACTGAGTCAGGAGAAGATGTTGTTGCATCAGCTTCAGGTCAAGCAATTACATTTACAAATTCTTTTTACGCAACTCCGAGTATTGGTATTTCAGCACAAGGATTGCAAACAGGAGACTATTATCAGATCACAAGTAAATCTAAAACAGGCTTTACAATAAGGTTTTATAATAGTAGTAATACAGGAATAAGCCGAACATTTGATTATCAAGTGTTTGGATATGGGTTGAAATCATAACCATTTTAAAATATAAGGATTAACATGAGTCAAGTATCAGATGTAGTTTTAGCCAATCAAGGTTTTGCAAGTTTTAGAACTGAACTTAATAATATATTAGGTGCTTTAAACACTTCTCATGTTGGAAGTTCAGCACCATCATCAGTAGCAACAGGCACGATTTGGGTAGATAATGGTACATCAGGAGTTTTAAAAGTTAAAATAAATGATGGCTCAGATAATGTTGAGTTATTTCAAGTTAATATTTCATCAAATGCAATCACTAGCACAATGTCGGTCACAGGTACTATATCTGAAACAGACCCAAATGCTTTGCCACTAGCGATAGCTTTAGGATAAGGAGAATAAATGGCAAATACTTTTAAAGTTAAAACAAATGGTGCGATGCCTACATCGGCTGGAACTCCACTTACTCTTTACACAGTACCAAGTGCTACGACAACAGTAGTCATTGGATTAGTTCTTTGTAATATTCACACAACATCTGTCACAGCAGATGTTCAATTAGTATCAGATACATCAGATACAGAAACAAACGAAACAGTATTATTAGCAAAAGATGTGACTATCCCAGCTGGGTCATCTTTAGAATTATTAACAGGTGGTAAAGTTGTTGTTCAAGCAACTGATATTATTAAAATAGATTGTTCAGTATCAGCTAAAATAGATGCAACATTATCAATATTAGAAATTACATAGGAGTTTAAATGGCTTACATTGGACTTCCACCAAAAGCAAATTTCACAAGTGGTTTATTAGATAGATTTACTTCTACTACAGGAACTACTGTCACTCTTACCCATGACATATCTTCAGAAAACGATATTGTAGTTTTTGTAAATTTTGTAAAACAAGATAGCACAACTTATTCAGTAGGTGGAACAGGAAACAAAACTTTAACTTTAGGTGGCACATTAGTTTCATCTGATATTGTAGAAGTTCATTATTTAAACATTGTAGGTCAAACAGTAAATCCATCTGCAAATAGTGTTGGCAGTTCTCAATTAACTACTGATTCAATTACAGGACAAACTGCTGAAACTTCTATTGCTGATGATGATACAATAATTATTCACGATACATCTGCTTCAGCTTTACGAAAAATGACTAAATCAAATTTTGTATCAGGTATTGGTGGAACTAACACTCCAGCCTTTTTAGCTTATCCTAGTTCTGCTCAAAGTATTCCTAATAACACAAACACAACAGTAGTTTTAGATTCAGAAGTTTATGATACTGATAATGCTTTTTCATCAAATACATTTACAGTTCCAAGTGGAGAAGGTGGTAAATATCTTTTTTATTTTAAAGTAAGACAAAATAATAATACACAAAATAGATTATATGCTTATTTAGAAGCATCAATTAGTGGCTCAAGTTCAGATTTTTATACTACTGAAAATGGTGGAGGTGGCTCTTATGATAGTGTTCAAGCAACAGGAGTTATAAATATGTCTGCTGGAGATACTGTTGTATTAAAATTTTATCAAAATTGTGGAACTTCAAATAATATTTATAGTTCACTTAATCATGTTCATTTTGGTGGACACAAATTGATTGGAGTTTAATTATGGCATTTAGTAAAATTATAGCAGAGAGTATGGACTTATCAGATTCATACAACTTTACAGGAACACTACAACAAAATGGTGCGAGTATTGGTGGTGCTAACACTCCAGTTTTTGCAGTAAGTAAAAGTGCAACTCAAGGTTTGAATAATGATGCTTATACAAAAGTTACTTGGGATGTAGAAAATATTGATAGTGATAACGCATTTGCGTCAGATAAATTCACTGCACCAAGTGCTGGAACTTATTATTTTAACGCAACTGTATTAGTTCAAATGGGTCAGACTACGACCAATTGGACTTCCATTTATAAAAATGGCTCAGCTTTAAGAAATTGTAAAAGATATAGGTATGGAAATACTGTAACTAGCCATACAGAAGTTGCTGAAGTTATAACAACACTAGCACAAAATGATTACATAGAAGTTTATCATTATACAAACATAGGTGCATCTTTAAATAGAGATTTATTTGGAAACAATACAGCAGATTTAGCTTCAACATTTTCAGGCTATAAATTAATTACATAAAATTAAGGAGGACAAACTATGGCACAACTAAGTACAAAAATAAAAGAATACTGCAAAGCTAATGGTGTAAGCGATGTAGATTTTTTAAATGATGTTAAGTTGCAAGACGATAGCGATGGTAATGGTGCATATATCAAAGAATGGAATTTAGATATTGCTCAACCTACTTCAGCACAATTAGACAGTTATGAAACTGCTGGTAATACTGCTGAAAGTAATGCTACTGTAGATGCAACAAGACGAGAAGCTTATGGCTCATGGAACGATCAATTAGATGAAATCTACCATGATATAGAAGCTTGGAAAACTAGGATTGCTGGTGTAAAATCAGATAATCCAAAAGAATAAATTATAGGAGTTCACATTGTCTTATATTGGAAAGACACCTACTGTTGGAAACTTTATTAAGCTAGATGATATTACAACATCTAGTACGAACTCCTATACTCTACAACATAATTCAGTTAATTTTAGCCCTGAGAGTGCTAATCATATGTTGGTATCACTAAATGGTGTAATCCAAGCACCAAATACATCTTACTCTGTATCAGGCTCAACAATTACTTTTTTACCATCATCAGGAACTTTATCATCTTCAGATAGCATTGACTTCATTATGGTATATGGAAATGTATTAGATGTAGGTGTAGCAACTACAGTTTCAGATTCTTCTATTACAAAAGCTAAAATGAATTTAATATCAGATTCATCTTCTGCTGGTTTGACTATCAAAGGCGATGGTGGGTCAGAAAATGGAACTCTACAATTAAACTGTTCACAAAATTCTCATGGTGTAAAACTATCAAGCCCAGCACACAGTTCAGGTCAATCTTATGAATTAATTTTACCAACAGGAAACGTCACAGCAGATAAATTTTTAAAAGTAGCTTCTGTATCAGGGTCAGGTGCAACAGGAGTTGGACAATTATCTTTCGCTGATGCTGGTTTAAGTGAATGTAGTTTTAGAGCATACCAAAGTTCTTCACAAAATATTCCAAATGCTACCTCAACTCAAGTTACTTTAGATACTGAAGATTGGGATACAGATAATGCTTTCGCATCAAATACATTTACTTGTCCATCTGACAAAGCTGGTAAGTATATAGTTGTAGGTTGTGTTAGAGCACATCCTAGTTGGGATACTACTAATCAATTTAATGTAATGATATATCGTAATGGAGCAAGTAATACAGGAGGATTTTCAAGTCAAAACATAGTTTCTTCTAAAGGAAATAGTATGATTGCAGTTTCAATAGTAAATATGTCAGCTGGGGATACTCTTAAATTATATTTATATCATGATGAGGGTGGTACTGAAGATTTACAACCAGGACAAGAAAGCACTTATTTTGCTGGAACAAGGATAACAACATAGGTAAATTATGCCATTAACAAAATTAAACGCAACACAAGGACTTACAGGAACACTACCAGCAGTTAGTGGTGCGAACTTAACAGGCATATCAAGTGATTTTGTTTTAATTAAAAGTCAAACTGCATCTGATTCTTCTAATATTATTTTTGATAATGATGTTAGCAGTGTTGTCTTTGATGATGCTTACAAATGTTATATGTTTAATTTTCAAAGAGTTTATGGAGCAACTGACAATCAAAAAATTCATTTTATAACTAGAAGTGGTGGAAGTGATAGTGGTGGTACTTTTAGAAATCAAATAATGTATCATACTTATAATGGCTCAAGTTCAACAAATCCAGCTTCAGCACCAAACACTGATAAACTTTATCAATGTTCAGGAACAATAAGAAATTCATCACCTGAATATTTTAATGGTAATTTTTTCTTTTATGGTATTGGGGAAAACACAAGGATGCATATGCATGGACACTGTAGTTATAAAAATAACAGTGGCTACCACCACAATGAAGTAGGTAGTAGTGGCTCAGATACTACACAAACAATTAATGGCATGAAATTTCAAATGGCATCAGGAAATATTTATGGCACTATTTCACTATATGGGATTAAAACATAATGACTAGATATGTAAATTTAATTAATGGTGTTGAAATACCAATGACAGAAGCAGAAATTACTGTAAGAAAAAATGAAGAAGCTGAATGGGATAACAACAATACTCCATTTTCTTTGGCTATGGAAAGTTTAAGAATGAAAAGAAACTCATTACTTACAGAAACAGATTATTTAGCTTTATCAGATAACACAATGTCAGAAGCTATGACAAATTACAGACAAGAATTAAGAAATATTACTGAGGGCTTAACAACAGTAGAAGATGTTGAAGCTGTCACTTTTCCAACTAAACCATAAGGAGTTTAGATGCAATTATCCAAACATTTTACATTATCTGAGATGGAAAAATCTCAAACAGCAGTAAGAAAAGGTATATCTAATAAAGCTGGGTCAGGAGAAATAAAAAACTTAACTGATCTTTGCTATGAAGTATTAGAGCCTGTAAGAATTAAATTTGATAAGCCTGTCATTATTACATCAGGTTATAGAAGCCCTGAACTGTGCGAAGCAATAGGAAGCAAATCTACATCACAACACGCAAAAGGTCAGGCAGTAGATTTTGAAATAGCTGGTGTGTCTAATTTGCAAGTAGCTTTATGGATTCAAAATAATTGTGACTTCGATCAGTTAATACTCGAGTTTTGGAAAAAAGAAGATAATGACCCTAATAGTGGTTGGGTGCATTGTTCTTATGTAGATGGCTCAAATAGAAAACAAGTATTAACATATGATGGCAAATCATATACAAATGGATTACCTGATGCCAAGTGGTCAGATGGTAAATTTGCTAATTAAGGAGAAGCTATGCTAACAAAAAAACAAAAGAAACTACCAATGGCTTTACAAAAAGCTATTATGAAAAAACAAAAAAAATCTAAAAAGAAAGCGAGGAAATAATGCCTTATCATTATGGACATGGAAAAGACAAGAAAAGAAAGAATAAGCCTAAGAAATCTAAAATGATGTCTAAAAGAAGAAAAAGAAAGTAATGGCTAAGAAAAGAAAAAAAGCACCAAGAGGTTATCATTATATGCCTGATGGTACATTAATGAAAAACTCTGCACATAAAAAGAAAAAGAAAAAACGATGAGTGGATTTACTACAACATCAACATTGGCTGAGATGATTGATAAAAGACCAATGCGAAAGAGAAGAAGAAATGTCAAAAAAAAGAAAAAGAAGAAAAGTACCAAAAGATAAAGCAACTGATCTTCCTAAAAAATACCTTTCAGGATTAAAAGGTAGTAAGAGATCAGCTAGAGCAAGTCTTATAAAAACAATGTCATCTTTGTATAAATCAGGTGCTAGAATACCAGCTTCTTTATTTAGAATGAGGAGAAAGTAATGGCTGTAAGGAGACGACCACTATCTGCAAGAGTTATTTCTGTTTTAAGAGCAAAAGCTAAAAATAGAAAAAATATAACATTGGGTATGCTAAAGAAAGTATATCGTAGAGGTCAAGGTGCTTACTTGTCATCAGGGTCAAGACCAAGAACTTCTATGTCGGCATGGAGTTTTGGCAGAGTAAATAGTTTTTTGCGTGGAAGTAGAAAACATGATACAGACTTACGAAGAAAGAAAAAGAAATGAAAACTAATAAAGAAAAATTTGTAGAGATAGATGGTAGAATAAAATTAGTAAATCAGAAGATTGATCTAATTATCAAAAACCATTTACATCATATGAAGCAAGACATAGACAGAATTTTATATGGTCTTGGTGCTGTAGGAATATTAGTTTTAGGTCAATTACTTTACATACTCACTAAATAGTTGTATTACTGAACTTGTATGATTTACAAGTCTGTATTAATTATCAGCGATACCCACATACCCTATCATGTTCCTGAATTGATGGACTTTTTAAAACTTTTAAAAAAAAAATATAAACCTGATAGAGTTATTCATATTGGAGACGAAGTAGATAAACACGCAATGTCATTTCACGATAGCGACCCTGATCTTCCTAGTGCTGGAGATGAATTAAAATTATCAATACCTGTCATACAAGAATTAGAAAAAATGTTTCCTAAGATGGATTTATTGGACTCTAATCATGGAAGCTTAATTTATAGACGAGCATTAAAGCATGGAATACCAAAAGCTTATTTAAGAGATTACAATGAATTTTTACAAGTTGGTAAGGGTTGGAAATGGCACGATGATTTAACAATAGATACACCACTTGGTAAAGTTTATTTCTGTCATGGTAAAACAGCAGATGTATTAAAATTAGCACAATCTATGGGTATGTCATGTGTTCAGGGTCATTATCATAGTTCTATGGGTGTAAGGTACTATGGAAACAGTTTAGGTCTATATTTTGGGCTACAGGTAGGTTGCATGATAGACTCTAAAAGTTTGGCATTTAGATATAACAAAGTACAGAAAGCTAGACCAATTATAGGCTGTTCAGTAATATATAATGGATTACCTATTATTGAGCCATTTATTAAAGATAAGAGTGGAAAATGGGTCGGAAAGCTACTTTAAAGCCACACAGAGCCACAGAGAGGGCTACTCAGAGACAAATAGGTGGTAAGCACTACAAGAACTTTAAGATACAGCCTATTGAGTTTATTACAAAAAATAAGCTTAGTTTTATACAAGGAAATATAATTAAGTATGTGTGTCGTTTTGATAAAAAAAATGGTAATGAGGATATAGACAAAGCAATTCATTATTGCGAATTATTAAAGGAGATAAAATAATGTGGTTGAATTTATTAAGCTTGGGTATAAAGACAGGAGCAAAGATTTATCAAAATAAACAAAGAACAAAACAATTAATGTCAGATGCTCAGATGCACCACGCAGAGCAAATGGCGAAAGGCGAAATTGAATATAAAGCGAAAGTTATTGAGAGCAATGATAATGGTTGGAAAGACGAATTTGTCTTGGTGCTTGTATCTTTGCCTATTCTTTTATTGGGTTGGTCTGTTTTCTCTGACGACCCTACGATTCGTGATAGAATAGATTTATTCTTTGAATACTTTAAAAACCTACCTTATTGGTATCAAGCTATATTCATTGGGGTTGTATCTGCAATTTATGGTCTTAAAGGTGCAGACATTATGAGAAAGAAATAGTATAGATATGAATGACCAACGATGCAGTAATTATAGAAGTAGAGTTTCAGTTAGAATCTGAGTATCAACCATTTGGTCATTTTGTTTGTTTAAGATTTATAGATCAAACACCACATCATACTAAGCTTAACAAATTAGTTAGAGATATGGGTCAGTACCCTGATGTTAAATTAATTGATTATGATTTTATTGTTAAGCCAATTACACACGAAACAGATATTACAGGATTAGAAGTCACTAAGCATTAAGCGACCCACCAAGTCTCCCTGATGGGTCTATCTTTATGTGTTAATTAACTTTTGCAAGGGAGCAATCTTGACATAAAGAATTTTGTTAAACATCTTGCTTACCAGCTAGTGTTAAATCTCTTTTAACTTCTGTTTGTCTTACAGATAAATAACGATCTAAATTGTTATACATAAGTTTTGCTTTTATCAATTCACTCTCAGCATGAGCATAGCTTTTAATTATTGTTTCATACTCAGGGTCAGTTCTAGCTTTGTGTTCAGCTTCTCCAACTGTTTTAGTATCTAGTTTGTATTTAAGAAATAATTTAGAGAACATAGCTTTTTTACCCTCGTCTAAGATAATAACTTTCTCTGCCCACTTAGACCACTCACTAGAAGCTTCTGTCATTTTTTTATAAGCTTCTTTACTATTTAAGTTCATTGTTTCCATTTGCTATCCTGTAAAAAAATATATCTTAACGAAGTTGTTGTTGGGTCAAATTCTATTTTAGAGCAACCAACTAATAATAAAAAAACAATAACTGATATTACAGATATAAAAAATTTATAAATCAATCTTGTATATTTACGATGTATTGGGTGTCCAAATATTATCATGGGTATTGAAGCATCTCATCAGCTTCTTCTTTTAATTCTTTTATTTTGTTTTCATACTTACTAATCATCTTCATCATAAGTTCATCAGATTCTTTTTTAGCATCTTCAACAGCTTGAACTTTATTTAGTTTTAATTCTTCTAAATCTAATCTTAATTGTCCATTTAATTTTTGGTGTTCTTCATTAATAGTTTTTTGTTGTTTGATTTCTAAATACAATGCTTGGATTTCTTCTAACTTAATTGCAAAATCTTTTTTGATATTATTTAGTTCTGTGACTAAAGCTTTTATCTGTAAGTCTTTATTATCTTCTGTCATATTATTTTTTTTAGAGTGCTGGGAACTAGAGAGAGGAAGTTCCCAACACATAACCTAAAAGTATATGTTATGAAAATATTATACTTAAACTGCTTACGCATTAATTTCTCTCTATCATAAAAATTAAAAATTATCATAACAAATTATTTCTAACTGATTTGTTTTGATTTGAAAAACATTAAATATTCTATTCTAAATTGTATTAGATGTTAAATAAGCTAGGTTTTAAGCCATAAAATAAAGGGTTGTAATTCAACCTTAATAATGCTTATATGTCTGTATATGTTAAATATAAAAAAAACAAATAACCTAAAAGGAGTAAATATGAAAACATATAATGAAATAAAAGAAGTAGAGAACAAAATTAACGATCTTAATTCTTTTATAAATAATCAAAACCAACATCTTGTAAATTTTACAAATGAAAAATCTAAATCAGAGGTGCTTGATAAAGTTTCAAGTGCTATTGAGTCTGTTGTTTCTAATGAAGAAAAATTGAAACAACTTAAATTAAAGTTAAAGAAAGAAAAATTATTAACTTTAAAAATTAAATCTTTTGAAACTTTAGGTGTTAAAGTTGTTTCAAGAGAAAGAGACTACGATCAATGGACTTATGGTTTTATGAATGGTTTTTATCCTGAGAAGATAGAAGTAATGCTTAAAGATAAAGTTGTTCCTTTAACTTTTATGCACAATGGTTTTTACATTTCTTATAAAGATCATGGTGGACAAGCTTTGTTTAATTTGTTTGAGGACAAAATAGAAGATAAACATTTATTTTACACAAAGGAGAGAGCATAATGAAAAATAGAAAAATAAATATAGTGTCAGCTATTGATGGCTACATTGAATTATCTTGGGGAAGTTATTTTGATCACTCAAGAGATAGTTTTACATCTGATGATGTAAATGCTTTAGCAAATCAAATTAGAGAAAGAGGTTTAGATGATAATGCTTCTTTTTCATCTTCAATGGACTTTGCTAATGAGTATGGTTTTAAAAATAATAAAGATGCAAAAGATTTATTTTTTAAAGCTGTAGAATTATCAAAAACAAAACCAACACTTAACTAAGAGGGAGAACTATGACTAAAAAATATAAAATAGACTATACTGCTGATGTTTGGATGTCAGTAGAGATTGAAGCTAACTCAAAAGAGGAAGCTGAAAAGTTGTTTGGAGAATCTAAACATTACGATCAAGGTTATCATCCTGAAGAAATGGGAATGGAAAATCTAAAGATAGATGAGATAAAGGAGATCAAGTAATGGACAATCAAGTAGTATCTAACTTTATAAATGACAAATGGATAGATAGACTTTACCAAACACTACAAGGTAAAGTTTATTTAATTCAAAAAGATAGCACCGAATATAAAGGTGCTATCAAAACAAAAAAATTCTCAGGTAAGACTTATAGTTTTACAGAGGATGGTAGATGGTTTGACAGTAGTGGTCTTCCTGTTCAAGCACCATCAGGTGTTGATCTCAAAACTGAGATCAGCACTCTAAAGTCTGAAATTAAACAAAGAGAGAGAGACTCTAAATTTCAGGCACTTAAATCAACCCTGACCAATAACCTAAGAGGTAATTAATATGTCAAATAATAAAATATACTCTACTACTGAATATGGTGTGTTTAATAAGCTAAGAGGTAATAGATCAGTAAATGAGCTTCATGTTAGAAGATTAGTTGAAGCCATTAAAGAAAAGGATTTACAAATACCAATTATTGTAGATCACGATATGAATGTCTTGGATGGACAACACAGACTTGATGCTTACAAGATTGTGGGTAATCCAATCACTTATATCATTAAAGATAAGTTTGAATTGCAAGATGTAAGAAATGTCAATTCTGTAAATAGAAAGTGGACTCTTTCAGAATACCTTATGTCTTACTGCAAACTTGGTAAAAAGGACTATCAACTTTTGGAGTGGTTTCATAGAACTTATGAGTTTGGAATTGCAGAGTGTATTGCGATGCTTAATGGTAAGGGCTATTGTAATAATAAAATCTCTAAAGAGTTTAAACGAGGAGACTTTGTAATAGACAATTTAGAACAAGGTAAAACTTGGGCTAAGCAAATAAATGCTTGTGGCGAGTATTTTCAATATTACAAAAAAGTGACTTTTGTAAAAGCTATGTTAAGTGCTATGCAAGATAAAACTTTTAACTTTAAAATTTTTATCCAAAGGTTGTCTAACAATTCGTCTAAGCTTAAAAATCAGGGTAGTAGAAATGACTTTATAGTTAATATAGAGAGAATCTACAATCATGGTACTGCTAACAAATCAAAGATAAGGTTGGATTTATATGATTATTCAAGGTAGAAATAAGTCAAAATTGATCTTATCAATTAAGACTAGAAATAAGTCATTTAATTTGTTAGAACAATTAAATAAAGATTTTGGGGTGGTATTCCATCCCAAATCTACTGTTGTTTCAGTAGAAAACTTTATAAAGGAGAAAGCTAATGGAAAAAGCACTTCCGAAGCTTCAAGCCAAATACGACAAGGCAATAGTGAGAGAAAAGGACTTGTTGGAAAAGCTAAAGAAGATAAGGAACAACAAAAAATCATTAGCTTGGAAGATACATCAGACGAAGTATCATCCAGCTATGGTTTAAAGAGAGAGGATAGATAGTTATGAAAAAAATGTACTTAATGACAATACTCGTATGCACTCTTTTAAATGGATGTGCCAAATACGACCCAATCATTGACACAAAAGGCAAGTCTAAGTTTGAGACTAGCAACGCAAGTGACATATCAAACGATATAATATTGTGCGAGAAACTTGCTAAAAACAATACAACACTTCTTGGTAATATAAATTTTTGGATATTGTCTCCTAAAGCTGAGACTCAATATACAGACATTTATAGAAAATGCTTACTTGGAAGAAACCATCAGGTGTTGAACTAATGACAAAACCAACAGCAAAAATTAAGAAACTAAGCTTTCAATGTGCAAGATGTTTTAAGAAAGATGCAGATAAGTTAGCTTGGTTTTTTTCATCTGATTCTTTATGGGCAGATAGTCTATTATGTAGAGTCTGTTTTAAAGAAGCTTTAAAATCAATACCAACAAAAGAAAGAGAGGAATGGTCATTATGATTATTAAAAACAACGACCAAATAGAGGAGATCAAATACCTTATTCCACCTGTACTTAATATGTATGGAGTATCAGAGGAACAAAACGAAAAAGTTTTGAAAAAGGTGTTTGGTTTGCAACTAAAGAAGATGAGACTTATGAGAGGATATACTCAGACTAAAGTTGCAAAAGCAATAAACGTCACATTTCAGCAAATACAAAAATACGAAAAAGGTAAAAATGCTGTTAGTGTGCATAATGAACTTAAATTAGCCGAGTTCTTAAACTGTGATAGGAATTATTTTATTCAGCCTATTACAGACAATGGCTATAAATTTTTAACAAAGAGAGGGAATGGACATGATAATCAAGAGTAAAGATAAACATGGAAATCAAATAGAGTTCAATCCTAAAGGTAGAGGAGCAAGATATACTGTTAATGGATTGAAGAAGAAAGGAGTCACTACAATCATAAGCGAAAGATTTGGTAAAGGTGCTTTGATGTGGTGGTCAGAAAATTGTGTTTATGAAGCTATTAAACAGCTAATGAAACATAATAAGAAACCTGTAGATGAGATTCAACAGTTTGAAGATGATCTTAAATACAGGGTAAAACAAATCAAAGAAAGTGCTATGCACATTGGAACTAATATGCACTCTTTATGTGAGGATTATATTCTTGGTAAAGAAGTTATTACTCCAAACTCAGAGCCACTTAAAACTATGTTTGAAAAGTTTAAGAAGTTTTGGGATAGCAAAAAAATCAAGGTAGTTGAGACAGAGAAAACATATTTTTCAAAAGAGTTAGATGTGTGTGGAACTCTTGATTGCCTTGTTAAGTATAAAGGTAAGATTGGAATATTAGACTTTAAAACATCTAAGGATTTTTACCCTGATATGCCAATTCAAATTCATACTTATAAAAAATTAGTAGAAGATTCTACTGATTTGAAAGTAGAGTTCTTAGCAGTTATTAATATTCCAAAAGAGCCTGTTAAGGATGTTGAAATGAGAATATTTCAAGTCAAGCCTAAATATCTAAAAGGTTTTAAAGCTTGTAAATATTTAAATAGCTTAGAAGAAGATTTTAAGCAAAGAAACTTGGAATATAACAAACAAAGGAGCAACTAATGTCATATCAACAACAACAGAAACAACCTTTTTGTGCTTTAACAATGTATCTTAGACCCACAGGAAATAAATCTCCTAAGTTTGAGTACAAAGCTGATGCCAAAAGTTTATTTACTTGTAGCTTAACAAAGAAAAAATTTAAGCTATCACAAATAGACGAGTGGTATCATACTGAGGGAGTACAAAACTTTGTAAGACAAGGTTATACAGGTAAATGGTATGCTAAGACTCAGGACATTGAGAATCCTCAAAAATACGATATGGGAACAACTCAAATGGTTTTAAGTTTTATTATGACTAAGCCTTATAAACCTCAACCTAATGTGGATGGTATGAAACCAATAGGTCAAGCTATTCCACAGGTGCAACAGCCACAAGCTGTTAAACCTAATGATTCATTTGATGATGATTTGGATGCACCATTTTAATAAACTAAAAGAAAAGCTAAGTGTGTGGTCGCTTTATAATCGAGAATATATTGTCGGCTTCATACTTGGCTTTGTAATAGGAGCAATATTGTTATGAAAATCCAATTAGAACTAGACTACAAAGCACATAACTATACAGACACTAGCAAATCTGCTTTTAATAATAAAAAAGATAAACTGACAAAAAGAGAACAAGTTTATGAATATATTAAAACAGAAGCTTCAACTAATTATCAAATAGCTGATGAGTTGGAGATGCCATTATCATCTGTGACAGCAAGATGTAGAGAATTACAGATTCTTGGACTTGTAGAAGATAGTGGAATAAGACGAGAAACACCTTATGGTAAAACTGCGATTGTATGGCAAAAAAAAAACCAAATCTAGCTGAGAGAAAGTGGATGCAACAAGTAGCAGACTATGGATGTGTAGCTTGTGAGATTGATGGTTTAGTTAGACCAGCAGAGATACATCACATCAGAAAGCATACAGGAATGGGTCTGAGACCCTCACATTTTGACATTTTACCACTTTGTAGTGTCCACCATAGGACAGGTAAAATATCGGTGCATTTGGGCAAACAAGCTTTCATAGAAAAGTATGGAACAGAGCAACAATTACAACAACGAGTAAGAGAGAGGATAAAACAATGGAACGAGATAGTGGATATTTTTTAGTTTGGAGAAAGATATGGAAATCTCCTGTATTTAAAAATCTGAAACAATGTGCAATATGGATATATATGATTAGTCAGGCAACACATAAGGACAAGACCCTGAACTTTTTAGACAATAAGATATTTGTTAAAAAAGCTGAATTAATATTTCCATTAAGAAAAAATGCTGAAATATGGGGTATTACATATTCTGAAATGCGAACTTTCATCAAGAGGTTGAAGAATAGAAAGATGATCAATGTCCGAATACACCACCTTTTACCCACCTCTAACCACCCTAGTAGAAAAGTTAGTATAATTGAGTGCTTAAACTATGACAAATATCAGTACCTAGAACACTCGCAACCACCTCAACACCAGCTATCGCCTGATACTAATACACTATATACTAAAGAATCTATTAGTATTGCGTCAAGCAAGGATGTGAATAATGGGTATAAACAAGTTGGGTCTTGGGGAGACTACAATATCTTAGAAAAAGGTGGAAAGCAGTACCTCAAACATAAATACAAAGATGAGCCAATAAAGGAATATCAATGAAAAATAATTGGTACAAATCTGAAAAAAAATCACATATGTATATGAGGGTAGTTAGTTTGTTCCCTAATCTAGCTACTCTCTTAAAAGTCTGAAATGCTGTCAATTTTAAGAATATTCAAATATGTCAGAAAAAGATTGATTAAACTGTCACTTGAAAATAAAATGCTTAAAACCCAGCTTGAATATTATAGAGCAATAATTGAGTCAGATAATAATAGAAAACATTAGATGGTTAAAAAAAAGTCAAAGTTCAGACATATTTCAATAGGTAAAAAAAAATATTATTTCTATCATATAGTTTGGTTGGATATTTTGGGAGATAGTTCACATAGTAGTTTTACCGAGTTTGAAAAAATGAAACCAGCAACTATGAATACTTATGCTTATGTATTTAAAAAAGATAAAAAGCATTTATGGACATTTGCAAGTTTTGATGAAGAAACTTTTAGTGATAGAAATGTTTTTCCTATTGGTTGCATAAAGGAACTAAAAAAGATAGAGATATAAGAATATGAAATCCGACATAAACAAGGCAGAAAAAAGAAAACAAATGGGCAGACCCATAAAAGATGTTGATGAAAAAATATTAGCAAATTTAAGTCAAATAGGATGCACACAAGAAGAAATAGGAAGCATTGTTGGAATATCTGCAAGAACTTTACAAAGAAGATTTGCCGATTTATTAGAGGTTAATAAAAACAAAGGTAAAGCTAGTTTAAGAAAGAAAATGTATGAGAAAGCTATGAAAGGTAATGATAAGCTTTTGATATGGTTGTCTAAGAACTACCTGAACATGGTTGATAAAGTACATACAACATCTACAACAGAGCCTTTACCATTAATCATAGAAGCTAAAGCAGAAGAAGTTAAAGATATAAATGGCAAAGAAAAAAGGTAATCTTTATGGCAAAGTCATAAGCTATGAGCCTGTATTTCACAAAACATCAATAGGAAAAAAACCAAGTCTCCAAAAAATGAATAAGCACAAAAGACGATCATTTAAAAAATACAGAGGACAAGGTAAATGAACAAGAGATCAATGTTCTATCCAAATGGAGAGTTTATTCCATATCAAATGCCACAGGATTATAGACCATCAACAGGTAGAGGTAGCTGTGGGAACTGTGGTTTGTTTTCACAAAAACATATGTTTTGTGGTGTCTATAGAACTAAAGGAGTTAGAGATACTTATGTTTGTAATAAATGGAGACCAAGACACTTTAGAAGATAATGGAACTAATCATATCAAATGATGGAGTGTTCTCGCTAGTTCCTGTCACTAAAGCTATGCTAGACCATATTAAGATACTTGTAGAAGTAGATTGCTTTTCACTATGCGATATTATTAGATTAGAATTTACAGAATATTTAGACTACCCACACAATCTTCATATGATGAAAGATGGTAGTGGCTATTTTTATGGGTGCATTTGCAGATGATAAATGATATTTACTTTGCATGGCAAAATACAAAGGTAGAACAGTAAAGTTAAATAAACCATCTCGAGGAGATGTAAAAAAATTCAAAGTATTTGTAAGAGACAGATCATCAGGTAGAGTTAAAAAGATTAACTTTGGCTCAAAGACAATGAGTATTAAGAAGAATATACCAGCAAGGCAGAGAAGCTTTTTTGCGAGGTTTCGACCCATCTTGGCTAATGTAAAAGGTCAAAAGAATTTATCTCCTGTATATTGGGCTATGCAAAGCTGGAAAAAAGGATTTAAGATATGAAACTAAATGAGAATACATCTGTTGCTATGCCAATTAAAAATATGGTTGGTATAATTGTTGGAGTTGCTATGGGTATATTTGCATACACAGAAATAACAGCAAGACTTACATCTTTAGAAACATCAAGAGAATTAATGAACGCAGACTTACTTAAAAAAAGTGAACAGACCACTACAGATCAGGAGCAATTTTTATTATTAGAGGAGTTATATAAAACTGTTGAAAAATTACAGGAAACACAAGAACAGAATATGACTAATAAAGTAAATATAGAATTTACACAAAAGCAACTAGAAAAAGCTTTAGAAGATATTGAAAAGCTTAAAGACAAAGTAAGAGAAAATGGAAAGAACTATTAATGATTGAAACAGTAGTAGCATTATTGATGATAGTAAATAACGAGATCAAAGAGCATAGAATACAAGTGTCTATGTCAGATTGTCTTAAAGGTAAAAGACTTGCTATGCGAACTAACAAAAATAATAATGTTCAATATCAATGTATCAAATCAAAAGCAGAATTAGAGTCAAATATAGATGGGAGTAAAAGTATTAAAAAATTAATATTAGAATAATTTATGAGTATTACAATGTACGATTGGTTTTTGAATTTAGTAGAGAGAATATCACGAGGTATATTCCATTGGACATGGAGAGTGCAGACACAGAGGAGATACAAAAGCAAGAAGAATAAAAAATGAAGTATTTGCTAACGATGGTTATATGTTCAATCATCAATGGCAAAACTAATTGTATTCCACCTATTACATTTAATGAAAAATATAACGATGGTTATGATTGCATGGTTTCAGGTTATACAAAATCACATGATAAGATTGTTGAATTAGGTAGAGACGATGTTAATAAATATAATATCTATATAAAATTTGGATGCTATGAAGATCAATCTAACAAAACCACAGTATCAAGTAAGCACATCAGATAAAAGATTTAGAGTTTTAATATCAGGTAGAAGATTTGGTAAAACATATCTTGCTATAACTGAGATGATGAAATACGCATCAAAGCCTAATCAAAGAATATGGTATGTTGCACCTACACTAAAGATGGCAAAAGATATTTGCTGGTCTAGTTTAAAAGAAGTTCTTAATCAGTTTAATTGGATTGAAGATATTAACGAAACAACACTTACAATAACTATAAGAAAAACTAATAGTACAATAAGCTTAAAATCTAGTGATGCTCCTGATTCATTGAGGGGTACAGGATTAAACTTTTTAATATTAGACGAATTTAGTGACATAGACAAAAGAACTTGGTTTGAAGTATTAAGAGCATCAGTATCAGATACACTTGGTCATGTTCTCATGTGTGGTACTCCAAAAGGTTATGGTAATTGGACTTATGAGATGTACTTAAAAGGTAAGCAAGACCCTGAGTGGGATAGCTTTCAATTTACCACATTAGATGGTGGTATGGTTACTAAAGAAGAAATAGAACAAGCAAAACAAGACTTAGATCAAAGAACATTTAGACAAGAGTTTGAGGGTACATTTGAAAATTATGCTGGGTCAATCTATTATAACTTTCATCCTGTTGAGTCTGTTGTAGAAAAAGGAATAGACTATACAAAACCTTTACATATTGGGATGGACTTTAACGTGAATCCAATGTCATGTTGTGTGGCTCAGATAGAAAAAGATAAGATATACATTGTTGATGAGATAGTAATTTATTCAAGTAATACTGATGAAATGGTGCAAGAGATACGAGATAGGTATGGAACTAAGATGCACATAACAATCTATCCTGACCCAGCTTCAAGACAAAGAAAAACAAGTGCTGGTGGGAGAACTGATTTATCAATATTACAAAATGGTGGTTTCCATGTTAAAGTAAAAACAAGACATCCAGCAGTAAGAGATAGAATAAATGCTGTGAACTCTAAACTCAAAGATACCAATGGAAACAGACATATTTTTGTTTCCAAATCTTGCAAAACATTGATAAAAGGATTACAAAGACAAACGTACAAGGAAGATACAAATATTCCTAACAAAGAAGATGGATTTGACCATATGAATGATGCTTTAGGCTATATGATTGATTTTATAAAACCTTTAGTAGTTCAGATGCCAAGTTCAAGACCAACTAGATGGACAATGAAATAGATTATGGCATATTCACGAGACGAAGCATTTGAGACCCACAAAGACTACAAAGAAAATGTTAATCAATGGGAATATTACATAAGATCATTTAATGGTGGTTATGATTACACATTGGGTCAATACCTAAACAGATATAATTTAGAATTAGACAACGAGTACAATCAAAGACTTGGTAATACTCCATGTGATAACCATTGTAAAAACATCATACAAATTTACTCATCATTTTTATTTAGAGTAAAAGCTTCAAGAGATTTTGGTGCTATGGCTGATGAGCCTAGTTTAGAAGCTTTCCTAAAAGACTCTGATTTAGATGGAAACCATTTTGACTCTGTAATGAAACAGGCTCAAAACTATGCTTCTATTTATGGACATTGTTTTTTAGTTTTAGATAAACCTAAAGTCACAACAAACACAAGAGCAGAAGAACTAGAGCAAGAGATAAGACCATACATATCAATATTAACACCTGAGAATGTTTTAGATTGGAATTTCAAAAGAGAAATAAATGGTAAATACACACTAGATTATCTTAAAGTAAGAGAAGAAGTAGATAAGGATGGGGGAACTTACTTTAGACTATGGTATCTTGATCGGATTGAAACTGTCTATGCAAAAACAGATAGAGACGAGCCGACAATAATAGATACTGCCGATAATCTGATTGGCAAGATACCAGCAGTTATCTTATACAATTCCAAATCGCACAAAAAGGGGATTGGTCAATCAGACCTAACTGACATAGCTGATTTGCAAAAA